TATGGGAAAAGGATGCGAAAGAAAGCAAGACATTTAAGGAAGACGAAGAGTTGATAGACCAGGCCCTTGAGAAATATGCCGGCGACGACCTGCGAAAGGCACTAAAAGAGTCAGGTTATAACAACTTCCCTGCATTGCGCAATTTCCTAAAGCAAATCGGCAATGCCATGAAGGATGACACAGTGGTAAAAGGCAACAATGCCGCCCCCGCAGGCGAGGAAAAGACACTAGGAGAGACGCTTTTCCCCGAAATGGCCGCTCGTGCCAAAGAAAATGCTGCAAAAATGCAATAAAAAGCTTGTAAATTTTACAATTCTCCTTTCTACTTTACCTATCAGTAAACTTTAAGGAGCAATTTAATGGAAGGCTTAACGCTTTTAGATGTCCAGAAGAGGCTTTCACCCGACCAAACTACTGCGTTAAAGGTGGCGGAGCTTTTAAATAAGTCCACTCCCTTAATGCAAGATGCTCCCTGGATCGGAACGAACAAAACTGACACTCGAACAACTAACGTAAGGGCAGGATTACCTAAGCCCTTGCGCAGGCTCGCCAACCAAGGCGCACGAATAAGTAAATCAGTCGTTACCCAAATCGAAGAAGCAACAACTTCCTTCGAGGACTACGCAGAAAGCGATGTCATGGTTATCGACAGCTTTGGGGTTGCCTCCGCCGAGGCCAGAGCGATGGAGGCCACGGCCCACATTGAGGGTATGGCCCAAGAATTTACGAAAGCGTTAATCATGGACAATAAGAACGAAGACCCCTCCCATATCATGGGGCTTCACGCTCGATATGGTAGCCTGGATATAGCGACAAACCCCCAGGCACAGAACGTAATCTCAGCAGGGCCAGCAGTTGGGGCGGGGGCAGACAACGCCTCTATTTATCTAATAAAATGGCATCCCGCCAAGGTCGCTTGCATCTACCCTAAAAGGGCCATGGGAATGTCTCAAGGTGCTGTAGAACATGAGGCCATGGGTACTCCGGTTGTTGAGTCCACGGATGCAGACGGTAACCAACGAAGACTGAAAGTTTACCGAGATCGCTTTGCGATTTCTGGAGGACTGTGCATCGCCGATTGGAGATGTGTAGTGCGCATCTGCAACATTGACGTTTCAGGGTTAATGGGTAGGGCCGCAGCTACTGCGGGCACAGTTCGCAGAGCGATGATTAAGGCCTTGCACAGAATACCTAACGGCGATGGAATGATGAGATTCTACATGAACCGTACCGTTGCTCAGTACCTAGACATCGAAAGATTAGATGCCGTACAGAGCGCAGGTATGACATATATGGACGTAGACGGAAAGGTTATGCCATCATTCCGTGGAGTTCCTATAAGAGTAGAGGACAGCTTGTTGGACACAGAGGCAAGAGTCGTTTAGTTAGCAATTAAGAATTTTTGGAGGATATATGTTTATTGACAAGGACCTACAGCTTTCGGATGGCCAGGCGGTTACTGGCGATGCCAATTCAACGAATGTCATCGACATGAAGGCCGTTCACGATGCTGGGATAGGAAATCCTCTATACATGATTGTTCAAGTCGTCGATGCCTTTACGGCAGGGGCGGGAAATGTCCAGGCCAGGGCCGTTGCAGATGATGCCCGAACGAGCCCTAGGGCATTGGGAAGCGTAAACTTCACTGCCGCCGAGGCCAGAGTGGTAGGGACTCGCAAGCACATATTAATTCCCCCAGGTGAGGCCACTCAGTTTTTGGACGCACGTTTTGATGCGACTACGAACTTTGCAGGTGGAGCTTTCGATGTTTGGGTATCCCCGACAATAGAGGGTACACAATACATACCTTCTGGGTATACAGTAGCTAAGTAACTACTAACCTAGGGGGACTCAATGAAAAAAGTTACTGCAATCAGAGATGGCTACTATGGTGCTCAGTATCGACCAGAGGGCACACAATTTACCGTTGAAGATCACGAGAAGGCCACATGGTTTGCCGCAGAGGGCGAAGAGCCTTTGAAAGTAACCGAAGGCCATGCCACCGTGCCAAGCGGCAAACCTGACATCATTGCGAATATGGAAAAAATCATAAAGCAAAAAGACGAGGAACTCGCGGCCATGGGCAATAAGCTTGCCATGGCAGAGGCACAATTGAACGTGCCTCCCGCAGATAAAGGAAAGAAGAAGTAATCTCCAGGGCCATAAAATCTCCTAAGTCCAGAAGAAGGCCCTTTGTTGGGCCTTTTTTGTTTGGTAGAATGAAGTATGAACACCGCACTTGAAGTGGCAAACCTAGCGACCGCCCACACGGGACACGGGGAAGAGATACTTTCGTTGGATGAGAACTCGGAAGAGGGTGCTGTAGTCCGAAAGTATTTAATGACCACTCGGAATGCTATACTAAAGCGTTTCGATTGGGATTTCGCCCGTAGGCCAGATGTTCCCCTGGCACTGCTTGAAACCAGGACTGACCCTACGGAGCAGTGGACTTACGCATACCTGTACCCTGCCGACTGCCTGCGACTGATAGAATTAAAGTGCGGGTATCCCTTTGGCTTCGGGTTGATAAATGGCCGTAACCATATACTCACGAATCTTGATAAGGCCGAGGGAACCTACATCAGCAATCAGATTCCCGACAGATACCCAGAGGATTTTGCGCTGGCGTGGAGCTTCCATTTGGCACTGCTGATCGCCCCATCTCTCACCAAAGCGAACATCACTACACTCAGGGGCGACCTAGAAAAGAAATACAAAGTGGCCCTAGACGAGGCGATCGAAAACAACTCGAATGAGTCGAGTAGGGACTATTCCGTAAGTCCCGCCATTCAGGCCGGAGGCTGGGTCTACGAGGTGGTGTAGATGGCCGTCAAAATCCAAAGGTCATTTTCAGGCGGTGAAATATCTCCATTCGTGTTGCCCCTAACGGGTATTAAGCGACGCACTCACGGCCTGCTAAAGGCGAAAAACACCATCGTAAAAAAATTCGGAACCCTGGAAAACAGGACGGGGACGGAGCTGATTAATCACCCCAGGGCCCCGAATAGGGGGTTTGTTCCGAGACTGGTTCCCTTTTTTGACTCGTCCGGGGATGCACACTTAATTTCGTTCAACGGTAACATTATCAGTTTCTTTAGCGAAGAAAACGGAGTCTTCGGGGTCACGAGGGATGTTATTACAACCGACTGGACACCTGAAATCGTTAAGCGACTCAACTTCTCTCAGCAGGGTGACTCTCTGGTTATTACGAGCTACTTTATTACCCCCAGGGTTTTGGTGCGAGGACTCGGTGGGTGGAGACTAGATGATTTAGATGTCCGAAGGAGGGAATTTCCAGGGAGCGTACCCTCTGTCACCGCCACCAGTTTTACCACCGATGTATCAGTGTCTATCCCTAATATTTTTATCGCAGTGACCGCAGTTTATAAGGGGGAAGAAACTGCTGCCGTGTTTAACGGGATAACCCCCAATGTCGAACAAAGCCAACGCATTCGCCTTGACCTGAAAAATCCAATAACAATCGGCTTTGACCACGGAGATGAGCCGGAACCCGATCAATATCGAATATACCTAGGAACCGCAGGCATCTATCACTTGCTTGCGATAGCGAAGGGCGACCAGACAAGTTTTAAATACATAGGAGAGCCAACCGACCCAACCCAAACATTAGTGTCGGACGACGACTTGCTTAACATTCCCGAATATGATGTACGAGCAGGCATAGAGATTCAAACAAATGGTCAAGGGGGAATCTTCCAAGCAACAGAAGACAGCACTACACGTGAAATGCTCGTACAGATCAGGGACAGTAGCCCGCTTTTTATAGCGACTGGAGGCTCCCCTTACTTGAGCGAGGACGGAAGCATTGACAGAATAGTAGTATTTGGCACCCAGATCGGAGCGTCTCCAGCCTATGGCTTCTATGATCTTTTTACAAGAGAGCCTGTCCGTGTCCCATCGGGAGATGATACCGACGGTAGACCTCTCGATCCAGTGTTTCTAAGGGCCGCAAACAGAAATCCTAATGTGTCTACATTCTTTGGACAAAGACTGGTTCTGGCATCAACACAAGGCGGACCAGGGGAGATATTTGTTTCTGCCCTTGGCACGTTTAGAGACTTTCAGCGATCGGAAATTCTTTCAGATGCTTCTGCGTACTCTTTTGAGATAGCAACAAGGAAATCCAACCTGGTTAAGTACATCGCAGGCCTACGCCAGCCGATCGTTTTTACGGGGCAATCGGAGTGGGGGCTTGGGGAGGATTTATCTGCCACGGGTGTGAATCCGTCTCCCCAAAGTGAATACGGCATTGGCGATCTACCACCCCTGGCGACAGAAAATTCAATCCTGTTTTTGGAGGGCCTGAATAAATTACGAGATTACGGCTACGACTTCCAGACGGGAGGATACCATGGAAATGATTTAACGACTTTTTCCTCGCACTTGTTTGAGGGGCGAAAGGTTGTTTCCATGGCATTTGAGAAAGACCCCGATCCAGTAGTGTGGGTGGTGCTTGACGATGGAGCGGTTAGGTCACTGACATATTTTAAAGAGCAATCCATATTCGCCTGGTGCAGGCACGACTTCGGTGGGGAAGTAAAACAGGTCGAAGTCCTGCAAAAGACAGGCGAGAGTGAGGTTTACTTTCTTATTGATCGGGATGGCCGTATAAATATCGAACGCCTATCGAGGGTCAACCGCAGAGACAATCGCACGTGGACGTTCTTGGACTCGCACAAGAAGATTGATTTAAGAAATACGGATGAAAGTCTGATTGTTTATATTTACAGTGGGACAACGTGGGACGAGGCAGACG